AGGGACTTCAGGTTTTTGATCGGTCTGGGCATTATGAGTCCCCCGTAAAGCTCTTGAAGACCGCACCAAAGGGGTTGTCGAGAGCCCTGTTTAGGCCAAGGCCGGCAATGCCCGCACCAATCGCTTGCGACACGCCGCTGGGCGACGGCGCCGTAGAGGTGGACAGGGTCGAAGCCGCCGAACCAATCTGCGGCTTGAAGATATCGCTCATCCACCCGATCCGGGTGTACGGATCCATGGCCTGTTGCATCGTGTAACGCTGCGTGGCGTCAAGCTCTCGCTGCGACTGCGCCTGTTCCATGCCGCCCATCTGTGTCATGAGCTTCGCCTGATCGGACATGAGACCTTGGCCCATAGCGCCCAAGTTCGCCTGTTGTGTGGCAAGAGCGCCGGTTGTCCCCGCTCGTTGCGTGGCAGAGGTTGACACTGCCGACCCCAGATTGGTCAGCAATCCCGCGACCCCTTGCTGGCGGCGTTGCTGGTTCTCAAAAGCCGTTTGCGCGGCGTTCTGCGCCTGACTCCAGTTCCGGGATAAGTCCTCATAGATTCTTTTGGTCCGTACATCCGCCCAGTTTCGACCCATCTCGGCTGCTTGTATCCCATGACGCCCACCGCCAAAAGATCCAGCCCCAATCTTCTGACGCGCAAGAGCCTGTTCATCAAGCTGTTGCTGGCGGTTCATCTCCTCGAGGGCGGCGGCAGTGACATTGCTTGCATAAGGATCCATGAAGGAAGCCACTTGGCTGGGATCGAACGTCCCCGCCGAACCTTCGGCTGCGGTCTCGGCAGCACTAAAAACGTCCCTCACTCCTCCAGGGGTATATGTCCCGGTCTCAGGGTCGTAGACGCCCCCTAAATCCGCTCCATACTGTGTGAGAGCGTCCCCCAACGCTGAATCGGCGTCCGTTATGTAATCTTGGAACTGCCCAATACCCTTACTAGCATCCCACGTATTCGTTTCAGGATCATACCCACCAACAAGCTTCATTGCATCGGTCTGGAGAGGATCAAGGCCAGCTACTTGGTAAAGCTGTTGCTCTTCCGGAGTGGCGCTATACAGGCCCCCGCTATATGTCTCGGTCTCTGGATCATAGACGGACCCTATGGGCGCTTCACCACGGGACGCAACGTCTTCCAGAAGAGTCTTCTGCCACTCTTCAAGATACGGAGCTTGCCTGACAATGCTTTCTGTTTCTGTCTTCTCGACCATTACGCCATCCTCTCAAGACGCGCCATCATGTCATACATGCGAGCAGCCCCACGATCACGACTTCCATTACCGGCATTCCGTACCGCCTCTGCCGTCATCACGAACTCACCATCCGACAACATCGCCGGGATGCTGTCGGACCTTCCTGTCCCCGGACCATTGATCGCGCCGCCCCCTTCTACCATAAGTTTGGGCATCGTGGGTGGCTGGGTAGCATTAGAAGCAATATTCTGATACATCCTGCCCGGTCCTGCCCCAAACATCCTTGCGCTTTCTTCTGGTGTTCGCTTCGGAGCACCATACCATGCGAGCTTAAGCTGTTGTGCCTCCGGGGTTGTCTTATCTTCAAGCGCAGTCCATTGGTCATAGGCCCTACGCTGCGGATCCGTTGGAGGACGATTCGCCAGTTCTTGGGCATACTCTTCTTCAGACGGGGTCAGGGCATACGCCACTACAGAGGGTATAGCCGCTGACGCCACATGCCCCATGACATCGGGACTGGTGACAGCTTTTCCAAGGCGCCCCAAGAGAGAGGGAGTTGCCTTTGTCGCCGTCTCTGCCGCCGTCCTTGCCCCAGCGGGTAAATGACCGTACAGGTGCTCGGCGGGGGCGCTTGTCCCCGCACCAAGCTCTCTGACACTAGCCAGAAGGCGATCTTGGTCCATACCCTCAGTGAACGGCTGATTCTGTACTCGCGCTTGGGCGGCAGCAATATTCTGCGCCCTATTCCCACCAGTGAAGTATTCGGCACCAGAATGTTGCCCTCCAGCCACGCCCATGGCGCCCGTTGGATCATACTGCGGGAAGAGAGCGCCAATGCCTGAACGCGAAGGACCTGACCCAAAGATTCCTTGCGAGAAGGGGTTGGTGCCCGGTACATCACCAAACATTCCACCAACAGCTTGGAAAGGAGCCATGGCGCCTGATTTCAGACCGCCCATGAAGCCTTCCATGCCGCTCTGGAACCCAGCGGGAGCATTCCAAGCACCCGCTATTCCTGCACCAAGGGCCTGGGTTCCATAGGATAGTGCCGCCGATTTCAGAGCATCCCCCCATGATCCTCCTGACAGTTTAGAGACCAACGCTGACGCAATGGGGCCCCCTATACCGGGGGCAATCAGGTTGCCGATTATCGGGGCGGCAATTGGAGCAACCGCCTTCCAAACCTTCTTTATCACCTTCCATATCTTCTTGAAGAAAAACTCTGGCTGTCCCGTAATGGGGTTTATGGAATTGAGGCTGCTGCCGATCACATAACGATTGGGATCCTCGATACCCATCATCTGCATCTGACGGAACAGGTCCTGCTTCAAGCCGGGATTGGAGTCAAGAATCTCACGGGGGACGACTGTCTCGCCCTCTGCCGCATGAACCATGTAACTGTCGCCGTAACGACCCAGAGTCGCCATTCCACCAGCCAAGGATTTGGCTGTCGGCTCTCCGTTATATTTCGGGGACATGTCCATCATGAAAGCTCCAGTACACTTGCAACAGCGTATATCTTCGATGCCGTATCACAATTTAATAGGAGCGTATCGCTGGCCTCCAGTACAAAAGGTCCAGTGAGGGACGTGTCGGTGACCGTGGCGAGACTGATCTTCTCCAGGGTCGCGGTCACGGAAGCAGAGCTATCCGTTATCTTCGGATAGATTACTATAGTACCGCTATGGGAATTATACAAATTGAGATTCTTGACAATGGCCTCAGTAGCAGCGGGACAAGTATATATGGTCACGTCTCCCGTAGACCCAACCAATGTAACCACGTTCTTGTAAGCTGACGCCATGTCCCTACCCCAAGAACCAGCTAACGCCGTTAAGATCGTCTTCCCCAGTCACCTTCCGGGGGAAATCCATCTTAGTAAGAGACATCTCCAGATCACGCAGGATAATGGAGAAAGTATCCGTCTCATATTCCTCCGGAGCCATCGGGATGGTGTGATCCAGTAGTTTTACCATTACCGTCTCCCGTCCGGTCTCAACCCAAGACGTAAGTCCCCCAACGTCCAAGCCAGATCCGTACTGGAACTCTCGATCCGTAGAACGGCCTGTCTGGCCCGGGCTCTTAAATACGCCTGTTGCGTGGTGCTCTTGACACTGTTCGTGGAGTTCGTAGTCAAGGAATCTCCAGGAAAGTTTCTTGTCTTCAGGATGTAATCAACCGTGGTCTCAGCGTCGGTAGCCGTAATGTCAATGTCCGGGATCAATCGATCTACGAACATGAACTGCTCACCGTCCCCAAGGTCGAAGTCCGCCGACTCAATGAAAGAGGTCATGGCAGAACCATCCGCGTTGTCCCCCTTCTCCTGAATATAGACGTAATTGGTACTGTCCTCCTGACCACAGCCCCTTGGGTTGTCGTGTATTCCATAATCCACCCACGCTGTCCGGGAAAGTGTCCCCAGATCCCAAGTGTTTTCCGTGTAGTTGAACTTGACGTAGCGGTCTATCTCATCCGTGGACGATGAAGGATAGAACCAGAAGACCTCGTCGAACATCTTGTTGGAGGCGGCGAAGCACTTGAAGCTCTGGTCTAGGTTTATGTCGTCGAAGACGTAACGGAGAAGGGTACAGGGCACAACCTGAACGCGCCCTGTGTAAACGTAGAAGTTCTCACGGTCCATCCAGAAGACCTTGTCCCCCACCGCAACCGTTGCGTTAGGACCAATAATGGAAACATTGTTCGCCACCATGTTGATGGCGAATATATCGGTTTCATTCCATGTCATGGAGTGAAGGGCCGTATCCGTCCAGATGAGCATCTCGGAGCGGGTCTTCTTGGCCGAGATGATCTCTGACCCTGAGGAAATGGTCAAGAAACCAGCATCAGAGCCTGAAGTTACCGTAAAATTGAAAGGATCCTCAAGATCCGACCACCGGACGTGTAAAAGGTTCTGGTCCGTCTCGCCGACTTCATTACAGCCAAAGCAGACAATGTATCGACCTCTGTATGCCGTCATCATACGGCGAGTGATCGTTGGCGCATCAGAGGCTGACGTTTGAGACGCGAACGTCGTGGCACGCGCCCCTAATCCAAGGGTCTTGTCCCAGAAGTAAGGAGCACCGTCATAGACATTGAAGACAAGATCCTCACCATAGTTGTCCTGGGAATACAGGCGTATGTTGGAGCCCACTTCTGCCGAAGTGGTGGAAGCTTCCCCCCATCCCACAAAGTCATTAGCTTCCTTGACAGCCAGAGCGTCACTATGAGAAGCCGCTAGAGTACCCCTGACCCCTCTGACGACACCAGCGTCAATCGTATTGGAGGACTTCCCCGTATATTGGATCAGTTCGTCCTCTATCAGGACCAGACCAACAAAGGTTATGGCGGCGCCGCTCGAAGAACTCGCCGCCGTAGTCCCATCGGTACCCCTGGTCAAATCGGCAAGTACGTTACTGGCGTTGGTTCCGTACCGGATCTTCTCACTGCCAATGAGGACAGTGCCCTTACTGGGGAAGCCACTGGAAGAAGCCGCCGGGATAGAGGCACTTGAGGCCGTCAGATTGGCCCCTGTTGTTGTAGCCGCCGTCTCAAAGTCCGAGGCACTTGTTAACGTGAAGGAAGTGTCCGAATCACTGATTCCGCCGCTATCATTGAGAGTGGTCTGAGAATATCCCGTGCTCAAACCACCCCATAACCCTGCTCCAAACCCATTGCCTGTTACAACAGTCCCAAGCCCTGTGTTGATCTGGTACTCCGCGACAACGGAAGAACCACCACCTGCCGTAGTCCCAGACGATGCGGAACCTCCCGTATCAACGGTATAACTGTTGGAATCTATGGTCGTAAGCTGATGTTCTGTGTTCAGCAGAGCCGCTGCAATGCCGTCTGTTGTGGTCGCACCGCTAAAAGTAACGTAGTCATTATCTACCGCGCCATGACTCGGCGCGGTCACCGTTACGATGCCGCTTCCCGCAGACCCGGTTGTGAATGGATTGGCTCCAAGCGTCGTCGTTGCGCGTACAGGGGTAATGTCGTTATAGCCGCCGCCATCCTCTATGTAGAACTTGGTTTCCGTGCCAAGGCCCATGTACTTGGAGTTGTCGAGCGCCGCCCAGACATGTAGAGAACGACCTATCCCATTGATCGTATTGCTACTGAGCTTTTCCCAACCGCCCATCTTTTCAGGACGCCCCTTGCGGAAACGAATAAGGTCGGAGTTGTACCAACCATTCTCATCGCCATACGAGGTGGTTTCCCTGTCCACTCCTGGCCTAAAGTTTAATTTAGCCAGCGGCATTGTACTAATCCCCTAGTTCAGGCCAGTCATATAGAATGCCGCTTTTCTTGCCGTCTTTATCATGCGTTACCCAGAGCTTGGCTATGTCATCAACACTGGATGCTGCGTCAACAGCATCTTCCATCGCCGTTGCCTTTGTACGGATCGCATCACGCCAAGTTTGAGTATCCGAAGGAATGGCTGTTCCCTTATCAGCCTTACGAACGATCACCCAATCTGTTTGAGCGAGCAAGGACCCTTGCTGTCTTTTTACATCATTCTTTAAAGTAGATTTAAGGCCAAGAACCTTACTTTCTCCAGATCCAGAATCATCCAGGCTCTTTGCTTTGGAGGTGATCTTACCATCACTATCCATTGACCAAGTATAAAGACGAGAATCAGGGGGCGTTTCGGGAATAATCTCTGTTATCCCCATGGATTTCTTCTCATCGGCAGACCAGATATTCCAATTACCAGGATGTAATACTCCATTATCATCCCTCCAAGATTTTCCTGGTCGTATGGTTTTACTTTTATATTTCCACATATCTCAGTTCTCCATCATCTTGCTGTAGCTGGTGCCACACCACCACCAAATGTTTCACCATGACCACCAAATGGATTCTCAGCCCACGCAGCATACATGAATTTGTTACTATAATTCGGACCACCTGTCTGACGGAATTTAAAGCCGTTCGCAAGTAAATCTACGTCTGCCGCAGAGAGGGTTGTTTCAGCAGCAGTGGTGTTCATATACAGAGGGTTGTTGCCAGGAACCCCGTTGTAGCCATCTCGTTTACTATCATAGGTAAACCAGCCTGTAACTCCTCTATCAATAGCTTTGCATATTAATAAGGCTGGTTTAAAACCTACGAAAACGAATGAGCCGTTATTATCGCCATTACCGTCATAAGTCCCAAAAGAACTAAAACCTGCAACTTCTGCAAAAGAATAACAAACATATGTACCAGAGGCTAATCCACCTGCCGCATCACCAATTACAAAATTGGTTGAAGACTGTGTTCCCCAAACATCAGTTATTGATGCTTCACCGGCTGTTGAAAAGGCTAAATAATTACCTGTTTTAGAAGTTAAATTTTTATGAAAAATCCACCAAGCCGTAGCAGCGTCCGTTTCTTTAACCATTGCAAAGGCAGGTACTAAACCCATACCATGAGCAATTTCTGTCTCTGATCCTTGAGTATGACTTACACTAGCGTTTATCCCCATGCCTGGAGTTGAACCCTCCTGAAAATGATAATCAATAAAGTCCTCAGTATTATCGTTATAACCACCTGCACCACTCCCAATGGTGTACCCATCAGTAGCACTAAAAGCTGTTACACCATTACTATCTGTACTCTCTGCATTAGTAGAATCAGTACTAATTTCTTTGGTAGCCCCTCTCCCAGTATCAACTACCTTCCATCCATCAGTCTGATCCCTATTTTTTATAATAATCAGATCAGTACCAAACTGGCTGTTGCCTGTTTGAGCAACAGCACCAGCACTACCATCACCAGTACGAGTATTAGGTTGGAAATGGGCAGAGGGGTCAGCAATGGTTGGAACAGGAATATTAGTTGTACAAAGTCCAACATAACCGGTAGGTACATCCCCAGCAAAGGTAAGTTGACCAAAGTTACAGAGCATTACTGGATTACCTGTCGCTGTTAACCAAGCCGTTGGGGTATATGCGGCAGCGCCATAATCTCGTCCTGTCTCAGCAGCATTGGTTGTGGTGCCAGCCTCAATCTCTGCTTTTGTGGCGCTATTCATCCAAACATCATCATCACTAAACCAAATAGTTCCATTGGTTGCATCAATCGCCACACCAACAACACCATCATTACCAACGGCAGACCCATATGAACTTTCAGAGCCATCTAGATATTTATTCCCATCATTTAATATGATGGCTGCACCTAAACCACTTGGAAAAGCGCCAGCACCTACTGCTGCATGAGTATTATTCCCATTAAATTGAACTGAAATACCAATCCCCACGGCGTCTCCACCACCACCGCCAACATTTATTTCGTAATAATATTTTCCTGTAGCTGGAATAGCCATACCAGCAAAGAATATTCCATTATTACTGCCGAATGTAATATCCAGATTACCGTTAGCAGTAGTGCAACTATTGAATAGATCGATACTTGTCATAATACAGAAATTATTCGTTGGGGTATCTGTCATTTGATCAACATCAGCCAGCCCAGAAGATGTAAAATCATTATTATTTCCAGATACATCGTTACCTAGATCACTGTCATCTGCGAAATCTAAAAAGTGACCAGCAGTCCCGAAGTCCAACCCACTAACATTTAAAGGCCTGTACACCCCATTGCTATCTAATTCAATGAGGCTTCCATCAGATGGGCTGGTGACAACCGTGCCATCCATATAACCACACTGGGCCAGATAGCCATCAAAGAACCTACCAGTACCATTTTCAAAATCTCCGATTTCATATCTCGCACCCGAGGTCCCGATTTCAAAAACATCATCTTGTGCTAGTGAATCCGCAGTACTCTTATCCCAAGCTGTAATCTCCGTGTTCCAGTTCCACACTTTAAAAATCGGAGTTGATGGCACTGTGTTCATGGTGAATGTGAAAAAATACCATGCGTTAGGATCTCTAAAAACCCTGGTTGATTTCCAATCAATTGTTAAAGCAGTCGAGGTGTCTAAGAAATAAAGTCGGAGTTTGTCATCCGTATTGAATTGGAACATCACCGTGTTCGTATCGGACCCGTTATCAACAGTCATAAGCTGTTGCAAAGTACCCAGGACTCCACGTTTACAATACATGAAGATGGTCCAAGTCTTTGGCGTTCCAGCATCTCCTGAAGTCCTGATGAGATAAGAACTATCAGCAGAATTGAACCGGCATGAATTAGCAACTTCATAGCCAGCAACGACACCGGGACTAGCAAACCACTGTGAACTAAACATGGTCATTAACTAAAAGCCTTCTGCACGGCACCGATCTGGATACTGCTTGCGGCCTTTACAAAGTATGGAAGGACATCTACAGCAGACGCCGCTGTCGAAAGGGTAATGCCGGAACCTCCCGCTGTCTCATAGTCCGTTCCAAAACTTAGCGTTCTTGATCCTGTTCCGTCCTGAATACAGACAATCACACCGGCCTGACCAACCTGCTCCGTAGTGGGATTGTCGAGGGTCACATTGCCAGTTAACGTCAGGACAAAGTTCTGGTTAGCCGTGAAATCAAGGGTGACATTTCCGGTGTTGCTCGTGTCCGTGTCCGTCTTCGCTAGAACAGTTCCCGCGAAGGTTCCCGTGGTTGTGCCCGTTGCGATAGAGAACACGGTGGCATCAGCGTCATTTTTAATTGTGACATCTGTGCTGCTGCCTTGCCCCGTCAGTATCAGACCCTCTGCCGAGGTATAGCCCATCGCAGCATTATCAGAGGCTGCCGTATCGCCGTCCGCATTCACGGTGGACGCAGTTACATCCCCAACGATATCAACATTCGTTGCGCCAGTGGCAATCGTAATGACATCAGCATCCGCGTCATTCTTGATCGTTACATCGTTGGTGCTACCCTGACCGGTTAATATCAAACCCTCTGCCGAGGTGTATCCAATGGTTGCGCCATCGCTAGCAGCGGTATCCCCAGCTACGCTTAATTTCCCGGCAATCGTGACATTCTTACCGCCCGTGGGAATCTCGATAACGTCTTCATCCGCGTCATTCTTGATTGTTAAATCGTTGGTGGATCCTTGACCCGTCAGAATCAGACCTTCCGCCGAAGTGTACCCCATCGCGGCCTTGTCACTGGCCGCTGTGTCACCTAGCACGTTGAAGGTCCCACTTGAGGTAATATCGCCAGAAGCCGTGATCGTCGCTAATGCCAGATTGGAGATGGCATCCACAATCGCTGCCCCGGAACCCGCCCCATCACAATAAACAACGGCGGACTTCCCGTTCGCTATAGTTATGTTCGCGCCGCTGCCTTGAGTCAGGATTGCTGAGTAGGGTCCACTGGATCCTGAATCCGTTGTGGCATTGATGAATATGAAGTAGGCCGCAGCAGTATTGGGGGCTATGGTGATCGTGTTATCGGCACCCAAAGCGCCTGTGAACTTAATCACACGATACATTCCATCTTGAAGATTTTCCGTGCCAGACCCCGGAGACGCTTCACGAACCGTCAGGGTGTGCGTCGATCCAGAGAGACCAACCGCCTTATATGAGGCAATCCGATCCAGAATATCAAGATTATGATTGGTGGTGGTTCCCCACGCTCCGGACTGCTCCCCGGAACCAATCTTCTCGATGCCGTAATTCGTTGTGTATGAAGATGCCATGACTTTATTCCTATGCCGCTATTTGTGTCCAGCTTGGCGTTTGCGAGGTGTCTATTGTAGCCCAACTTGGCGTCTGCGAAGGATCTATACTGCTCCAGACCATGGCATTATTCACCAAACCTTGAGCCGACACACCCTCTACCGAGAAGGCAAAGTTTACTTGAATGGAGCCAATAGCACTTGCCGCTGAGACGCCTGCTGGAGACAATATGGAGTTCGTTATTAAGGTCGCAGAGCCAATAGCACTGGCGGCGGACACACCCGTAACCGAGATCGAAACTGGAACGATCACGGAAGCCGAACCTATGGCACTGGCGGCGGATACGCCCGTAACCGAAAACTCAACAGGCAGAGCAACCGTTGCGGATCCAATAGCACTGGCGGCGGACACACCCGTAACTTCAACAGGAACCGGACTATTCCAGGTTCCTGAGTTCCAGGTACTCCTATCCCAACCAGTTATTAGAGCCATTACGAAATCCTGATTATCGAGTTATTCTCATCGTTGGCAGGGAATTGAATCGTGAAGTCCCCCGCACTTGAAGACTTGTCGCCGCCAAAATTGATGACGGCTACCGCAGGATACGCCGCAGCCGTAGTCGCAGAACCCGTGCTCGCGCCGCTCAGAGTAGAATTATAGATCAAAGCACCTCTGGCGCTGCTGATAGTGGAACTGGACCAAGTACTATCCGCGAAATCCAGAAATGCCGTGGGGACAGAACTACTATTATCACCGAGACCAATAGTGGGGCTGCTTAATGAATTACCCCCCGCAGTATAATTAGTACCGCTAACCTCGTTGCTGGTTGTGTACCCCGTGGTATCTGCGTCAATATCAGAGCTATTGGTAAACATAGCAATCTTGAACGTATCACCAGAAATCGCACTGGAATCCCCACGACTATGCGCGGTCCAGAAATGTATACCTGCCAGTATCTCTCTTTTAAATGTCCCGCACATTGCGGACGTGCCAACAGCCATTATAGCCTCCTTATAATCTCTGCAATATCGTCATGGCCCTGCTTCTTCATCAAGGCCCAGATTGTCGTTCTCTCGCTCTTCGCCATGCTATTCATATAATAAATCAAAACTTCCCGCAATTTATCCCTATGAGCAATAGCCTGATCCCGTATAACCGGAGGAGCGGAGTCATTAACCATCATAATCTTGTTAAGGGCCATATCAGCAACCTGCTCTGGGCTATGACCGGAATCCACCGAAGTGAAGACCGAGACATTCCCAATATCCCCCTTTCCATCCACACTCAACATTAGGCCACTTCTCTCCGTACTCGATCATATCTGTATTGATCCCGTGTCTGGAGACCTTCTCCAAGGTTCTTGAGCCATTGCAACGACTCTTGGAACCTAGTGTTGTACAGTTGAAGAAGATCTGGCTCTCCCTTCATAAAAGTATATGCCTCCACAAGGCTACCGTACAACAGAGCCAGTTCCGCGTTGGTCCCTAGCCAACTCGTTCCGTCCCCACTAGCGGTGATAGAAGTAGGACGATAAAAATAATGTAGTTCCATTGTGTAGTTACTATCTGGGGTAGGAGCTAGAAGGAAAGACGTATCGTCCCAGTCCCCATAATATTTTGGGGTGCCCGTAGTGGTAGGATTAGGCGTATAATCCTGTAGCATCGTTACTTGCTTGTAGAGAAGGAACTCCTTGCTGGAGGAGTTGATAACGCTTAACGAGTTCTGAGACAGAAAGTCGGAAGGTTTGGCCAGATACTGATTCCCAGACGTGGCGGAACCTTGAGAAGATTTGCGGAATACATCTAACTGGCATTCTTTCAGGATGCGCTCTTCACCATTAATGATGAAGCGAGACAATTGACTGGTAAAAGTCGTCTCGGTGTTATCCGTATACTCCTGTATCGCTGTCTTTAATGTTGTAAAAGTAAAAGCCATGTCATGAACTAAGGGTTACAGGACCCGCAGATACTGATCCCCCTCCTCCTCTCACGTTTCCACTTGTCGCTGTGCCACTGCCTGCCGTAAACGTATATCTATCCGAATCAACCTTCGTGATGGGGTATCCATCCGCATCCTCTAACATGCTCTCAGAAAACCCATCGAAAGGAGAGGCTTTCCGAAAACGGACAGTATCCCCTGTACTTCTTCCATGACCAGGCTCTATGACGGTTATTGTGGCAGAACCACTATCACCAGATACAAAAGGATTAAACTCGAGAAGAACTGCTACAGCGGGTTCTATCCTCGCCGGCCTCGTTATCCGCAAAGCTTCAGGATCTGCTATCAAATGACGAGGCTGTAGCTGGGGCTGCTTGGGTTCATACTCATCCCACCCAACCAGGAGACCAGTCCATTCCAGGAGCATATTCTTCAAATGATACGCTCGACCAGAACGGTCAGAGATTCCTAGAGCATGTTT